GTTCAGTCGGTAGCTTCGGCTAACAGAAGCTCAAAACCTGGTCGCAAACAAGTGAGACTCACATCGTCTCAAGTAGCAATAGCTAAAAAATTAGGTGTGCCACTCGAAGAGTATGCAAAACAATTAAAACTCACGGAAGGAGCATAAGCATATGAAAAAAGAAACAGAAAAAAACCTTTCTCGTGCGGCGGTTACTCGGACAAAGACTGAACGTCCAAAAGAGTACAAGCCCCCATCATCTCTAGATGCACCACCAGCGCCTGACGGATTTAGGCACAGATGGATAAGAGCAGAGTCAATGGGTTTCAATGACACCAAAAATATTCATGGTAGATTGAGATCTGGTTATGAGTTAGTGAGAGCTGACGAATACGACGCTGAATCATATCCTGTTGTCATGGACGGAAAATACGCTGGAGTGATTGGAGTAGGTGGCCTTCTCCTGGCAAGGATACCGGAAGAACTCGCGCAAAGTCGTGTTGATTATCAGAAAAGACAAACTGAAGGTCAAGACGAAGCTGTAGAAAACGACTTACTGAAGGATCAGGATAAACGAATGCCGATGAAATTCGAGCGTTCAAGCAAAAACTTCGGTGGTACTAAGAAATAAAATTCTCAACACCAACGAAAAATATAAACCGAACTGGAGGCCGTTTAACGACGGCAGGTTCATAAGGAGAAAAACATAATGGCAAATAGAAACACAGCTGGTTTTGGTTTGATCGCTGCTGGTACGTTGGGTGCAACCCCTTCGACTGGTGGTCAGAACAAATACAAAATCGACAGTGGATATCCAACTTCTCTATATTTAGGTATGCCTGTGCAGTACGATTCTGCTTCAGGTGCTAACGTAGATCCTGGTTATATAGTTACAGCACAAGATGCTATTACAATTCCAACGATTGGTGTTTTTAATGGTGCATTCTACACAGATGCAAATACATTAAAACCAACTTTTGCTTCATTCTATCCTGGTGGCACAGTGCCCGCAGCGAATGTGAATAACGGCGACGTTGACGCTTTTGTAATAGATAACCCATTTCAACAATATGTTGTACAGTTAGATGCACGTTTAGGTGCAACTGGCGATGCAGCACAAGTTAACATGGGAAGAACATATGGTTTAACAGTTAGAGCAGAAGGAACTACTACGGTAGCAGGTTCTACTATATCTGGACAATCAAATGGTCAATTAACAGTAGGAACTGTTCATGACATTAACAACCAATGGAGATTGCTAAGAGTAGCTGAAGACCCTGAAAATGAGGATCTTACAACTGCTGTACAAGCAAACCCAGCATTAGCTGCCTTCTCAGGAAGAGCTTCTGTAGTAGTGGTTGCTAACAAGTCACAATGGTTCACAACAGGAAGTGTAGGAGCATAACATGGCAATATCACGAGCACAGCTAGTTAAAGAACTAGAACCAGGCCTGAATGCACTATTCGGCCTAGAGTACAAAAGGTATGAAAATCAGCATGCTGAAATTTATACAACAGAATCATCTGACAGAGCTTTTGAAGAAGAAGTAATGTTAAGTGGTTTTGCAAACGCAGATGTAAAAGCAGAAGGTGCTGGAGTATCATATGATGACGCTCAAGAAACTTATACTGCTAGATACACAATGGAAACGATCGCGTTAGCTTTCGCTATCACAGAAGAAGCAATAGAGGACAACCTTTATGACAGACTTTCTTCTAGATACACAAAAGCCCTAGCAAGATCTATGTCTAATGCTAAAGAAGTAAAAGGCGCAGCACTATTGAATAACGGTTTACCAGCTATTGCAGCTGCAACTGCTTTTCAAACAGGTGATGGCGTTAATTTATTTTCTACTGCTCACCCAACAATCGCGGGTACAGTAGCTAATACTTTAGCAACACAAGCAGACTTAAACGAAACTTCATTAGAACAATCGCTAATCGACATCGCAGCGATGACTGATGAAAGAGGTTTAAGAATCGCAGCTAAAGGAGTTAAAATGATAATTCCTTCTGCAAATCAGTTCAACGCTGAGAGATTGATGAAATCTCAAGGTAGAACTCAAACTGCTGACAATGACATCAATGCAATCAACAGCATGGGAATGATTCCTCAAGGTTACAGAGTGAACAATTTCTTAACTGATCCTGATTCATTTTACATTGTTACAGACGTACCAAATGGTATGAAAATGTTCTCAAGAACTCCGTTGACTACGTCAATGGAAGGAGACTTTGATACTGGTAACGTTAGATACAAAGCTAGAGAAAGATACGCTTTTGGCGCATCAGACTTTAGAGGTATCTTCGGCGTTGAAGGTGCC